ACTTTGCAGATAGAGAAAAAGCACTAAAATTATTTAAAAATGTGCCTGCAAGTCGTGTTGATGATGGAAAACTAGTTAGGCATAATACAGGTGTATATATGCACGAAGCACCCATTGACCCAGTAAACAATGTGTGTGCAGTTCCGTATGACAAAGCTGAAGATAACGGTATGTTCAAGCTAGACTTTTTGAACGTGTCATTATACAAAGACATACGTGATCCGGAACATTTAGATAGCCTTATGAAGGAGCCATTGTGGGAACTACTGGAGTATCAAGAATTCAGCGATCAATTGTTTCACGTAGGAGGACACAGTACCTTACTCAAAGAGATGAAGCCGAAGACAGTGGAACAACTAGCAGCTTGCCTAGCAATGATACGTCCTGCGAAGAGGCACTTAGTTGGCAAGCCGTGGGATATGGTGATGAAAGAAGTGTGGACGAAACCGAGTGATGGTTCATACTACTTTAAGAAATCACACGCTATTGCATACGCAGTAGCAGTGGTCGTGAATATGAATTTACTATGCGAGAAGCTCTAATATGAATTTTGAAGTACACAATCCTAGACCTCCAAAGAAACCGCAACTAGGGTCTTGGCCTTTTTGGTCGTCGCCCCCTGAATTTGCTTTTGATTATGTTATAAAGGTGGTATTATTTTTGTTCATTATACCGGCAATGTTCGGAGCAGCTCTTACACCGGTTGGCATACTACTCAACTTTTTTGTTATTGATTTATTAATTTACTTCCAGTATAAAAAATTACTTAGCTAGATGGTTTTCTAACTAATGTAATAGATCTGCGTTTAATACGCTTGATAATAATGTTATTAAGACTTGTTACTGGGCCTAATATAACATCAACATCTTTTGTAGTAAAGTTTCTAATTGCATAACGTAGCGGCTCAATTTCTCTTTTTAAGAATAGGTTTATAGGAATCTGTCTGTTTGACTCCCACCACCAAGCATCACCTAACTTTAGCAGTGCATCTTTTTCTGCTTCAGTTTCTAGTAATTCGTAATCATAGAAACTAGTGACATTAGAATCTTGGTTGATAATGATACCAACATATTCTTTGTCACCGTGCGTTAAAACGCTTATAAACGGAAAGTTTTCTTGTAAGTTTTCTGTTATTCTCATCGATAAATAGTATAAAGGTTTGTAATTCTTATGCAATTAAGCACAATATATTTATATCCAAACGTGGTCGAGGCCTACACGAATTTGGACGGAGGTTTCACCCAAGAGAGGTACAATATGATCTATAGTCGTAACTTAAAAATCTACCGTGCGGTAGACAACAGAATTGATCTGCAGATTAAGAATGGAGATCAAAAGAAGTTGAATTTAACTGGTTCATTTGTTAAATTTAACTTAGTGAACAAAGAGAACAAAGATCTTGTTCTTAGCAAAGATGCTGACGCTGATGATGCAGCTAGTGGAAGATTCTATGTCACACTCAGTGAAGCAGAGATGCGTGATTTAGAACCAGGCAACTATAGCTATTCGCTAGTAAAAGAAACAAGAGAAAATATTGATTCTACAAACCATAAAGTTACAAGTTCACGAGCCTTATACATTGATTCACAGTACGGAGTTACAGGCGAAATAGAAGTATACGGCGATGTATACGGACAACCTTACGACACACAGATCATAGATACATTCAATAAAGTAATTAACTTTGATAATGCTCAAGGACAAAGAGACGACGATCCTCCGTTTAATTTGCCAAGACCAAACTATGCAAGACATACACCAATTAGCGGGTTCGAAGAGTATTTTGAAAGTGAAATTATTGATGCACAAGCACATATGCTAACCCCACAAAGTTTGCATACTTTCCAAATTTACGCAACATCATACAATGGAACACTCAAATTGCAAGGTAGCTTAGATGCCGGCGGCACACCTATAGATACCAATTGGGTAGATTTAAAAGAATGGGACTTGTCAAACGATGATAGCTTATTCTATCATAACATTACAGGCAAGTACAATTGGTTTAGATTTTACCACGCTCCAGCAGAAAATAATACAGGAACCGTTGACAAAATACTGTATAGATAGTATACTAACAGTATGACTTTGGTTTTAGATAAATTCAATACCCTATTGCCTCCTCGAGCAAAAAGCAATCCGAGTGGTTGGACTAGCTTCAATGCTCCCTGCTGTCATCATCGAGGACACAATCAAGATAAACGTAAACGTGCTGGTGTGCGATATGATACAGGCGTAATATACAACTGTTTTAACTGCAAGTATACAGCAAGTTGGCAGCCTGGTAGACCATTGTCTGAAAAATTTAAGAGTCTGTGCAGATGGATGGGTGCGTCAGAAGATATTATCAATCAAATGATATTTGAAGCACTTAAGACAGAATCACCCGAATATGCGCCGCGTGAACTAGAAGCAAGAATAACATTTGAGCCACGTAAATTACCAGACAGTAGCTTGCCTATAAGCGAATGGCTAAATGTAGATTTTAAAGGCGATAACGAGCTAGAAGAACAGTTCGCGAGTGTCGTTGCATATGTGTACGACAGAGGATACAATCCTATGAGCGGGGACTTTTATTGGAGTCCTGAAACAGGATACACTGATAGAGTAATACTACCATTCACATATAAAGGTAAAATTGTAGGCAATACTGCACGTAAGGTTACTAACAGTAGACCTAAATATTTGTCAGATCATCCGTCACAATTTGTATTCAATGTAGATGCACAACGTGAAGATCAGAAATATATATTTGTAGTAGAAGGGCCGTTTGATGCACTTGCAATTGGCGGAGTTGCATTACTAACAAATAATATATCAGATCAACAATATAGAATTATACAAAGTTTGGGTCACGAAATTATTGTGATCCCAGATCAAGATAGTGCAGGTTCTGCACTAATAGACAAGGCTATGGAATATGGTTGGAGTGTTGCGTTTCCTAACTGGGATAGCAGTGTTAAAGACGTAGCAGATGCTGTAAAGCAATATGGTAAACTGTTTACAGTTATTGATGCAATAAAAACAGCACAGACAGGCTCAATCAAAATTAGTATGGCTAAAAAAGCATTTGAACAAAAGGTAAAACAGTATGAAGAAAATAATTAACTGGGTTAAAGAAAAGTATTATGCTTGGAAAGTAAGACGACAAATAAAAGAAATGAAAGATAAAGACCCTTTCATTTACAAGTAAGGAGTAAACAATGACAGAATTTGCAAACGGAATGTTTAATGCATTACGTAGTGCGAACAAGTCCAGTGCATTGCTAACAGCAATCTTTTTTGTAGGACACGTACTAATAGCAATGGCCGTTGTAAAATTAATGACAGGTGCAAGTATCTGGGAAGCAGGTGCTGTTGCACTAGTAGAACCAGCAGTAAACAGTTTATGGTTTTATATATTACACAAGGTATGGAATAGACTTAAATGATTACTTGGGGCATCAGCGCAAACAGTCACGACGGATCACTTGCAGTATTCGAAGACAACGAAATAGTCTTTGCAAGTCATACTGAAAGATTTAGCGGTATTAAAAATGATCCTAATTTGAATTGGACAATGCTTGCCTATGCAAAAAATTATGGCTTACCAGACAAAGTAGTATGGTATGAAAAGCCTTTTAAGAAATCACTCAGACAACTACGTGCAGGGCAAGGATTTAACTTTAAAGAAAACAATATTAAAAGATTCTTACAAGATTGGGATATTCATACAACTATAGAGTACAGTAACCATCACGAGAGTCACGCAGCAGCAGGCTTTTATACAAGTAAATTTAAACACGCAACAATATTAGTCTTGGATAGTATAGGCGAGTTTGAATGTTTAACTGTGTGGGAAGGATTTCATAATAATCTTACAAAAGTTTATAGTAAAAGTTATCCGCATAGTATCGGGCTGTGGTACAGTGCAATGACACAGCGTATTGGATTAAAGCCAAACGAAGATGAATACATTCTTATGGGTATGGCTGCATACGGTGATCCTAAACGCTTGTTCAAGACAATACTAAATGATTTTATAAACGAAAACTACAAAGGTGTTCCTGCACCAAAGTTCAAACACAATCTACATAGGGGCTGTCGTTGGTGGCGTCCGGAACTTAACACTTGGCAAGATAAGTGTGATATTGCAGCAGCTACACAAGCTGTGTACGAATATCTATTTGAAAATATTGTAAGGTATTGTGCTAAGAACTACGGAAGTGATAATCTTGTTATAATGGGAGGCTGCGCATTAAACTGTGTAGCAAATACGCTTGCAACAAAACACTACAATAACGTTTGGATTATGCCTAATCCAGGTGATGCAGGAAGTAGTATAGGTGCTGTTCTAGCAAAAACAAAAGAACATATAGAGTGGAAGGGACCATTCTTAGGTTACAATATTAAAGGAGAGTATCCAGTTGAAAGTATCATTCAAGAATTGCAGACAAGGAAAATTGTGGGTGTCGCCAATGGCCGTGCTGAGTTTGGTCCTCGTGCCCTTGGTAATCGTAGTTTGCTTGCTGACCCCAGAGGACCAGACATCAAAGACAGAGTCAATGCAATTAAACAACGACAAAAATTCAGACCCTTTGCACCAGCAATTCTTGCAGAATACGCACCGGCCTATTTTACAGGAAGAACTGGTCCCTATATGCAGTATACCGCAAAATGTAAGTCACCCGAACTGTACCCAGCTATTGTCCACGCAGACGGAACCAGCAGAGTACAAACAGTCGGAAGAAATGATAATCCAGGATTAAGAAAATTATTAGAAGAATGGTATAAACAAACAGGGTGTCCGATGTTGTTGAACACTAGCCTTAATATCAAAGGCAAGCCTATGGTAAATGACGAATTGGATGCAAAGGCATTTGCAAAAATGTATGATGTGAGTGTATACTAGTAAAAAGGAAATTAAATGCAAAACAATTATGATTACGATGTGCAGAAACTGTACTTAGAAATGATGTTAGCAGATGCTGAGACATTTGTAAGATGTCAAGGTATCTTTGATCATAGTCTATTTGACAGAAAATTACAAGATGCTGCACAATTCATAAATGAATATGCAAAACAGTATACAGTGCTTCCTGACTATGAAGCAGTAAATGCAAATTGTAAGACTGATTTAAAAGAGCCCGGTGAACTGAAAGAAGGACACTTAGATTGGCTAATGGATCAGTTTGAAAGTTTTACAAGACATAAAGCACTAGAACGTGCAATTATTCAAAGTGCAGATTTACTAGAAAAGAAAGATTATGGCCAAGTGGAAACTATGGTTAAAGAAGCTGTACAGATTGGTCTTGCAAAAGATATGGGTACAGACTACTTTGCAGATCCGCGTGGTAGACTTATGGGACTGAAGGATAACAACGGACAGATCAGCACAGGCTGGGCAACTCTAGATAAGAGATTGTTTGGCGGTATGAACAGAGGCGAATTGAATATCTTTGCAGGCGGTTCAGGTGCTGGTAAATCTTTGTTCCTTGCTAACTTAGGTGTTAACTGGGCACTAGAAGGATTGAATGTTGTTTATCTATCTTTAGAGCTGAGCGAAGCACTAGTTAGTATGCGTATTGATAGTATGCTTACAGGCGTAAGCACAAAAGAAGTTTTTAAAAGCATTGACGATGTTGAAATGAAAGTCAAGATGATTGGCAAAAAGTCTGGTGCTATGCAAGTAAAATATATGCCTAGTGGAAAGACTGCTAACGACATTAGATCTTATCTAAAAGAATATGAAATTAAGATGGGCAGAAAAGTCGATGTATTACTAGTTGACTACTTAGACTTGCTTATGCCAGTAAGTAGAAAAGTTTCGCCAAGTGATTTGTTTATTAAAGACAAATATGTTTCGGAAGAGTTACGTAACTTAGCAATGGAATTACAGTGTGTGTTTGTTACTGCGGCACAGTTAAACAGAGGTGCTGTAGAAGAAGTAGAATTTGATCACTCGCATATTAGTGGCGGACTAAGTAAGATTCAAACTGCTGATAACGTGTTTGGTATCTTTACAAGTCGTGCTATGCGTGAACGTGGACGTTATCAAATACAGTTAATGAAAACACGTTCGTCAAGTGGTGTAGGACAAAAAGTTGATTTAGAATTTAATATTGAAAGTCTTAGAATTACTGATCTCGATGAAGATGAACAAGAATCGACTAACGGTAATAATCGTGGAACCAGCAGTATTATTGACAGCATAAAACGTAAAACAGAAACGGCTGATACATCAGATCCGTCACCTGATCCTACAGAAGGTAAGTCCTTAGGTAAAGTACGAGGACAAGTAGAATCGACAAAGTTGAGAGAAATCTTAAACAATATGGGTGACGACAATGACGAGTACTAGCATACTTTATCAATGGCCGATCTCAGACGGTCCTGAAGAATTCATAGACATAGATTGGCCAAAAGTCCACAAAGAAGTTGGAGCGGATTGTATATCTTGGATACAGCAACAAGGTAGCGACAAGTGTGATCTTTACTTAGAATTTATACCGGGTGCAAGACGTCTAGTTGTAGAATTTTACGATAACAGCATACAAAAACAATACCACTTAATGTGGTCTTAAAATAAATACAGTATGCGCATTAACGATATTATATTTGAAAGTGTGGGCTCTGTTACAGTCAATCGTAGACTAAATCCTAAGCTGTGGAAAGACGAATCACTAAAGCCTGAAATTAAACAAAAGCTAATGAAGATAGCAGAAAAGTTTGAAGGCTTTGTAGGTATTCCTTTAGAAGTAGTTGACTATACAATTACAGGTTCTAACGCTAACTATACCTGGACACAATATTCAGATCTTGATTTACACATCATTGTAAAAGGCACACCAGACGATAAAGAACGTGAATTATACAATGCTAAAAAAGCTCTGTGGGCAGAAGAGCATAACATCACTATCAAAGGTTTGCCTGTAGAATGTTATGTACAAGGGCAAGAAGAAGAGCATCACTCAACTGGAGTGTATAGTATCATAGCAGATCAATGGATTGAGAAGCCTAAGAAAGTCAAGCCTAACGTTAATGATGCAGCCATTGAAGCAAAACAAAATAGCTTAGTGCATAACATAGAACTTGCACTTGCAAGTAAAGATCCAACTACATTACGCAAAGTAAAAGACAAAATTAGAGATATGCGTAAGGCAGGATTAGAAAAAGCAGGTGAGTGGTCAACTGAAAATGTTGTGTTTAAAATTTTACGTAATCTTGGTTTAATTGACAAAATGACACAAGAAATTCGTGATTTAGAAGATGAAGAACTAAGTTTAGAAACTGCTCGAGACTTATCATAACCTACTACACTCTAACTAAATATTTGTATATAATGGAGTTTAGATGTTAAAAATAATCAAATCAATCGACGATTGGGTTACAGAGATCATCAAAGAAGATCCTGTTCGTCCTAACCTAAGTGCAGAATTTCGTGTTAACGATAATGCTGAGATCTTTGCTTGGTGGGAACAAAACGAATTAGGTGCTGTTACCTGTGTGCGATATACTAAAGGCATTCCTGATGGTGTAAAAAGTATGCAAGAAGCAACCAGTTACGAAGCTGATACTGCTGTGTTTTATACCATATGGAGTTATGCTAGAGGTAGTGCTAGAACTCTAATTAACAGTGCAGCAGAAGAAATTCAAAAGCGCAAAGGCATTAATAATATTGTTACTCTAAGTCCAAAGACAGAAATGGCAGAAAAATTCCATTTAAGAAATGGTGCTTGGCGATATAGAGAAAACGATGATACTATTAACTACGCATATAACTTAGATTAAGTTTTGTGCAAGCACCATCATACTCAACCAAATCCATAGTGTATTAAATCCAACAAGGGTCGGTAATAGTTTTTTATTGCTGGCCCAAATTAACATCATACTTGTAATAAGGCTGATGAAATACAATTGCCAGATGTTAATACCATAAATCAATCCAGGTATAATAATTGCTGCTTTAGCAATCCACGCAACTGCTTCAATGATATTGTAGTTTGTCCAATACTCTCTACGGAACCAAAGTTTGTAGCAGTTGGCAATTTCTTTCCAACCAGTGAAATGATATACAATAGCAGTTAAGAATAGTGTACTCGCAAGTGCAAATAGTAGTTGTTCAGCAGTCATTTTGGGTTTCCTTTTGGTAATGTATTTAGGATAATTTTACACACTATTGTGTAAATCTGAACTTGACATTTTACGTAAAGATTATATAGTATACATATCTGCTTGTAGCTCAGTTGGATAGAGCATTAGTTTGCGGAACTAAAGGTCGGAGGTTCGAATCCTTCCAAGCAGGCCAAAATTATAACAAGAAAGGCAACTATGAGCAACAAAACATTTACTAGATTTGTAGCAATAATGACTGCTGCACTAGTAATACTATTTGTAGGGCTAGTTAAAGTAACTTATGGTAGTGAAGTATTACCAGAACCAAAACCTACTAATATATTAGACACAGTAAAGAAACATACTAGTATCGATCAACCAGCTAACAATGTAACTGTGTTTATTAAGAATGAATGGGAAGATATCAAGCACTTCCAAAGAACACAATGGCAAGAAGGCAAAGAACAACTTGCTAAAAACAAAGAACAAGTCAAAGGCTATTGGGAAACTATAGCAGAAGCCTTAGGCACACTTGCAACTACAAATGAACAGTCTGATAAAGAAACTAGGTAGTTTACACAGTAGAATATTTGGCTATGTAAGTGCCAAAGCTAAAACAAGTAGAGTTTGGGCTATAGCACTTACATTGCTGTTAATATACGAACTGATAGAACACTTGGTATTTCCTTGGCTAGTTCCATTACTAGCATACCTAGCATTTAAATAGATCTAAAAGGACGTACTTTACCGTTTTCGTCAACAATAAGTTCTCCGTTGACACTTCCGGCCATAAGTCCTTTGCCTGTTTTACCATTGAAGTATTTCACAGGTTTAACTTCCATACCATTATAGAAGCGTTTGTTTTGTACTGAGATTATTCCTCGATTTTTCTTTGCTGGCATAGTGTATCCTTTTTAGTGAATACTTATACCACTATCCAAGCAATTAGATGCGAAATGGCCAGTATAGCAAAGAATATGCTTGCGCTTATTCCTAGTGCTAACAGCCAAAGATGCAGATTCATATGTTAAAATTCAACCCATCCTGTGAGGATATATTTGGTTCCACTCAGCGGAGGATTACCTCTGTGAGCGTGTGTATAGCTTCCGGGCCATACTACTAGGTCGCCTTTACGTGCTGGACAACGTACACCCTGTTTAAGAAACTCTGTTTCACCGCCCTCTTCTACATCATTTAGATAGAGACTGAATACTGCTATTCTGTTTGAGTGTTCAAGGCTGTCAGCTTCATAGTGCCATTGATGGAATCCCTGACCAGGATCAGTACGCTGTGTTTTTACGTGTCGTATGTGCAGTGGACGATCTGTTTCAAGCACACGATAGTATTGACTGTATTCTTGCCAACACTGCCAAAACAGATTAAGGAAAGGTGTAAACTGACTGAGATAGAAACTGTGACGTTCTGTGTAATGCTCGCTGTGATACAGTTGAGTATCTTCTACATTGACATTGTTGCGTGGTGTTGTGTTTTTAATCTGCCTATTGAATTCAAAATGCTCTATCATCTCATCGCATAGTTCAGCAGGTATAACACCTTGCCAAGTAGCAATATCATTCTGTATGTGCATATTCATCTACGGGTTTTTCCTTTTTTGATTCTCGGTTAAATTTAAGTTTGTCGTATCTGCGCTTAAAGAATAGGTTGCGATTCTTTTCAAGATCTTTCACATAGTCTGCGTGGTGCCATTGCCACTGTTCTAAGGGCAGCTCTGCCAGTCTACGCAGCTCTCGACTGTATGCAACCCATCTTTCTTCTGTGTTGTCAATTCTATCATAGCTGTAGTCAATAAAGTGTGGCAGCTTGAATCCTTCACGCCAAATGTCATCTACTATACCCGGATATCCAAACGGCAGTACAAAGTGTCCTTTGATCAAAGGATCATAGGTTTTTTCTGTTATTCCGCCGATGCCGTGGCCTTCTACAATAGTTTCTACATATGCACTAAAGAATGACTGTTCATACCAGTGATTGGCAATTGGTGCCCATATGCTCGAT